GGGCGGGCCGGCCATTCCGGTTTGCGCCGCGGCCGTTCCGGTGGTTGAGACCGGTAGCACGAGCGTCGAAAGCCAAGAGCGAAGCGCGTCGATATCGGCTTTCGTTGCCAGCGCGACAGCCGTGCCTCCCGGCGTGCGGATTTCGATCGTGCCGTCTGCCTTGAGGTAAATCACCGCGCTTCCGTTCGGCGCGTAGACGATCGCCTCGCCGGCCTCGGGTTTGTCGGAACCCATCGACGAGCGCACCGCCGCGCAGGTCTTTTCGTCGCGCGTCGCAATCACGATCGGCACCCGCGCGTCTCCCACGTTCACAAGCACTGCCTCGGGCTTGCCGCCGGTCGAACGGGGCCGCGCGTAGAACCCAACGCCCGTGAAAGCCTCCGCCTCGATCACCTCGTTGGTACCGTCGATTCCTTTGACGCCGATCAGTTTCCAGATCGGTTTCGAGGTCACCGATACCGTTACGCGCCGAACCATGCCGCCTAGCCGGCGCATGAGCGGATCAGTAATCGCAGCCAGTTCTTTGACGCTCGCGCTCATGTCGTCAGTTCCGTTCCTTTGGGGACTAGTTCGATCGCCGTGGTCTCGCCCGAGCTCCGATTCGAGGTGTATGTGCAGCTTGTCACCAGATACACACCCTTCCGCCCCGTGCGCTCGTCCTCCACCGCGGCGAGGGTATCGGGTGTGAAGACGGTGTAAAAGCTCCCCCCGACGAGCTGGCCATGGAGCGGCGCACGCACGCGTATCGTTTCACCTTTCGATCGGCGCCGGCGGAGCTCACGATCGGCGATGGCTTGCGCTTCCTCGATCGATTGCACCGGCGACTGCACTACCAGCCGTTTGGGCGCCGAGAAGTCTTTCCCGTCGCCTTCGATCGTAAACGGGTTGTCTTTGGCTTGCGCAAAGCGACTCGACACCGCCGAACCGTAATTCGCCGTTGTGCCCCGTCCGGCGCCCACGACCACAACGCGGCTATACCGATCGGCCGTCGAGTCCATCACCGCGAGTCCGAGCACGTTCCCCTCGGCCGTGCGCGTGGAACCCGGTGCCGGACGGAAGAACCGCCACTGGACCTCTTGATCGTAGTTCGGTTTCCCCACGATCAACTCAGTGCCATCGCCCGCCGACCACGCCAGCAAACCCGCCTGATCGAGCAGCCGCTCGATGATTTCCCAACGCGTTTGCCCCGGCTCGGAAAGTAGCCCGTCTTTGCGTGGATCGATTTTGAGCGGCTCCTCACCGGCCACGGCCTTGCGCCCTTTGCCGCGCAGCACCTTACGATTGCGCGCGTTCGAGAGCGTGACCTTCGTGAACCACGGATCGGCGAGCTTGGTAATCAGCTGCGCGGCCGACAGTCCGCGATACGCGAATCCCGGCGCGGACTCCTGTACGAGACGGCCGACGCGGCACCGCCCTCTCACCGAGATGGTGTCGTCGTCGTCGGGAATCTCGCGCTCGTCGAGAAACCCGTTGATCATCGTGATCCCGTCAATCGTCACGCGCAGTGGTCGATCGCAGCGCAGCGCATCCCACGCCGCGCGGTTCCAGGGCAGCGTCATCGAGAACGTATCGACCGGATCCACGATCGAGCTCGTGATCTGGTACTCGGTCCAGCCTCGCACCTCCCGCCCGTCGACCACGATCGACACGGTATGCGCGGCCGGAACCGTCATGGCTGCGTGGCCTCCGCGGCAGGGAGCTTAAGCGTCGTGCCGGCGGGAATCATTCCCGGTGTACGGAGTCCATTGAGCTTCTGGACCTGCCGCGCCTTTTCCTCGGCGTTGCGCGCCCCGAACAGCCGAGCGCACAGCGATCGCAACGGCTCGGCAACCGCGAGCGTGAGCTCGGTAATGCGCGCGGTTTCCGACGTTACCGCCGCGGCCGCCTGAACTACCGAGTAACGCAGCTTGATCAGCGCCCGATAGGACTCCCACCGGTCCAAATCGCTCGCGAGCTCGAGGTTGGCGACCGTCTCGTCAATCGCGGCCGCGAGACTTGCCGCCTCGAGGCCGATGGCCCGCGCATCCGGATCATCGGCCTCGGACCAGCTGGTCACCGTCGCGAGGCAATTAGCCGGCGTCGAGCTCGAGAGCCCCTGCGCGGCGAGCGCGGTATCCGCCGCGGCGGCCTGCGCGGATACTTGCTCGGGCCCCGCGGCAGGCGTGATCCCGGCGCCGAGGTCGAACACCGCCTTGGGTTCCTCGAGCGCGGCAAAGGTACAGGACGCCCGAACGCAACGCTCTTGCGCTTCGACCTGGTAGGAAAGCTCGAGTACGACCGCTTGGTAGGCACCGTGAAGCGGGTGCACAAACAAGCGCGGCGCGTTCGAACGCGCGAGCTCACGGAAGGCCAGAAACCGGTCGAGGTAGGGACCGATTCCCGGCTCATCGCAGAACAGGATTTCACACGCCGTCCGTCGCTGCCGGAGCCCCCGATCTTGGAGTACGTGCTGATCGCCGTTCGACGGCGACTGCGTTACCCAATCGCGGCCGTCGCCGTCATCGGAGTGGCGCGCGATCAGCAGCGCGAGATCGCCGTATTTGGCCGCAAACATCGCCATTACCGGCCTCCCGGCTTCGTTCGGTGATCCGGAGCCTTGTGATGAGCGCGCGCGACTTCATTAAGCCCCATCTTTACGATCACCGTGCCGCTTCCCGGGAAGGCGCCGGCCAGGCGAGAAAGATTGGTCAGCGGCGCCGTCGCGGCGGTGAGCTCGCGGGCCATTGAACGGCCGATGCGCACGTCGAGCTCCTTCAGAAAATCGTTCTGCAGAAGAAACGAACCGCGCTCGACGATATGGGATCGCATCTCGGCGAGGTCGGACGCCTTCCGCGTATCGTACGTTCCCGTGCCGTCGCGCAGCATCTTGAGCTGCGCGAGCTCCGTATTGAGCTGCTCCTCCGCTTGCTCGTACGTCACCGAGCGACCTTTGGCCGCATGGAGATTGCGGATCTTCTGAATGTCGTTTTCGCGCCGCTGGTGATTTCGAAGATTCTCCTGATGCTCCTCATCGCTCATCAGGTAGGCGTTCATAAAACGTCCGACGACTTCGAACGCCGCCGCCGCCTTCTCGATGAGCTTCACCGCGATCTCAATGCGCTCGGGCGAAAATGCCTCGGCGACGGCAAGCTTGACTTTGTTCCACGCCGCTTCAATACGGCCCGCCGCTGACTGCTGATAGGTGGCGGCATCGCGATTGATTGCGTTCGCGTCGCTGCTTCTGGCGATCAAATCGTCGAGGAGCTTGCGATTCTGGATCAGCTGATCGTACGCGCGCTTGGCTTCATCGCTGCCAAATGCATCGGTGAGTAGCGTCGGACTATTCGCGAGCTTCGATTTGCCGATTGCGTCGATAATGTCCGAGAAATCCCGCAACCGTTTCTTCCCAGTCTTCGGATCTTTGTCGTAAATCTGGACGCCGGCTTTTCGAAACTTATCGGCGTGGCGCGCAATCGACACCATGAGCGCGCGCATTCCCGTCGCAGCTTCCGAGCTCGAGCCGAATCCCTTTCGGATCACCTGTAGCGAGGCGCCCATTTCGGCGAGCCCTGCCGCGCCTTTCCCGCCCTTGAACTGCGCAAAGCTCGGCGCGATTCCGGACAGCTCGGTCGCGAGCTCGCGCAACTCCACCGCACCCTCTTTCCCCTGCACGGCGAGGGCGGAAAAACCTGCTTCGAAGTCCTTGGGATCGATCCCGAGGTTGTCTTTCATGGCGGCAGCCGTCGCCGCGATATCGGCCATACTCGAGCCGGTCGCGTTGGAGACCTTGCCGAATAGCTTCATCGCTTCGGCGGCCCCTTCCGCGTCGCCCGTCAGCGCGACATACGCCGATGCGCCCTCGAGCAGGGAACCGCGCGAGAGCCCCAATTCGCCGGACGATTTGTTCAGCTCCTCGCGAAGCGCCCCCATCTGCGCCGGCGTCTTATTCGTTGCGATCTGGAGTCGCGTCAGTGCGCGCTCGGTGTCGATCGCTTCCTCGGCCATCGCTCCGAGCGCAACCCCACCGAGCGCAACCGCACCGAGCCCGATCGCTGTCTTGCCGAGTCCTTTCGCACCACCAAGGATTGCTTGGTTGCGCTTGGTTGCGGCTGCGGCTTGCTCTCGCTGCGACGTGCGCGCCGTCTTCGCTTCGTCGCGACGGAGCGACTGAATCTTGCGCCGGGCCTCGCGCATGCCCCGATCCATCCCCCGCGAGGAGGCTTCGATCTCAACGCGTGCAGCTCGGCGACTAGCGGTGATAGCCATCGGGATTCAGGGTCCATCGTAATCGGGGTTAATGCCGTACTCGCTGACTGCTCCGATCGGCCTGGCCCATCGATTCCGCTCGCGCGTGGCCTCGCAGAACGAGAGCCACCACACTAGGACCTGTGTATCCGTCAACTCGATGGCAGGTCGACCAAAGAAATCAGCGAGCGAGCGAGCTTCCGTGAGCCGTAGGACGTCAGCAGGACCAGTGACTTTTTTTTTGCGGCCGCCACGATCGCGGTCATATCCGCATCCGAGAGCGGTGGCCCCTTGTCACCGAGCGGATCGAGTTCCGCCTCGAGATCCTGATACCGCTCCCACAGCGCGTTGATTTGATCGTCGTCGCACTCAAGCCAGTCACAGAGGCGGGCTAGCGGCGCCTCATGGTTCGATTCCGATCGCATCGCGATCGCAATCGAACGCACCGCAAGCTCTTCATGCCACTCGGTGAAGTTCTCGACGGCGATCCCGGTAATGCCCCGCTCCTCCATCGAGCGGCGACATTCGAACCGAACCTCCGCGTTTTCTTTCCGCGAGAGCAGTCGCATGGCGCCGGTAACGTTCGTGCGCGGCACGGTCACGGAGCGATACTCTCGTCCGGCAATCACACTGACGGCAAGCTCGGCACGCTCCTCCGCCGGAGGCGGGGTGATAGGACGCAAGCTGTTCATTGCTCTTGCCGCTCCGCCCACAGAATCTTGATCTTCTGCATATGCGAGCCTTGATCGTCGCCGTCGCTAGTTACGTTCGCGACATAGCAGCGCGTGTACTGCACACGTGCGCCGCCGACGAGATGTTTCGTCAGCGTGAAAAACTCTTTGCGCTTGCGCAGCGTTCGCCAGTTGACCTCGGAGGTTCCGGTCTCGTTGTAGTACTCGAAATCGAGCGAGCCTCCACCGGGTTTGTCGATCACTCCGACCGGGGCATCATCGGCCGTGTTATGCGCGTGCTCGGCGTCGGAGTCGTCGGATTCGGAATACGACTTGAGTTTGGTGAGCTTGACGTTGCGAGCGCTTGCCGAGTCGATAAACCAGCGAGCGCGAGTAGCTAGATCTCCCACGGATCACCTCGCCAGTTTTCAGAGGTAGTAGTGCAGGTGCTCGAACGCCACCTGGTGAAGCGGGCCCGCCACGCGGCACGGAGCCTGATAGAGGAGCCGGCCCGCCGGACTCGACGCCTCCTCGACGCGGTGTTGCGGGATATACGTCTCAACGTCGCGCAGGTAGCCGAGCCGCCCCATCTCGCGATCGATCGACGTGCCCATATCGCGAACCCGCGCGAGCAACGTGGCCTCGGGATTATCGAGTGCGCCGTCAATCACTTCCTGTTGGAAGCGCGTCCGGTACGCCACATCGTATTGCGTGGCGCGAAAGGCGAGCGTGCGAGAGAACGCGAGATCGGCGAGCGCGGTAAAGGGCGCGCCGTTGTCTGTAACCTTCGTCGTGACCAGCCGGACGATCTGGAGTCGCGC